CTGTCACTAAAAATGTAGGTTGCATGGATGCACACAGCATTCAAGAAATTGCAGGTGATCTATTGTTCTTGAGTCCCGATGGACTTAGAACCGTTGCAGGTACGGTACGAATTGGTGACGTTGAGTTAGGAACTGTAAGTAGACCTATTCAACCTACAATTAAAAGTATTGCGGCTAACATTGATAATTTAGATATTACCAGTGCTGTTCTTAGAAGTAAATCACAATACAGATTATTCTACAATACAGATGGCACAGCTAATATTGCTGCCAAAGGTATTATTGCTACACTGACTAATGAAGGATTTCAATACTCAGAAACTCAAGGTATTAAAGCTACGGCTTTAACATCAGATTTAGATTTAAATGGTATTGAACAAACTTGGCATGGAGATACCGATGGTTACATATACAACCATGATGAAGGTAACTCTTTTGATTATGGTGGTACTGCTTCTAATGTAACAGCAGCTTATCAAACACCTAACTTAGATTTTGGTGATGTCGGTACTAAAAAGACTATGCGTTATGTACGCATTTCTATGAGTCCTGAGGGGGCTGTTCAACCTACATTACGTGTGCGTTATGATTATGAAGATCCTCAAATAGCGCAGCCTTTAGATTATGTATTAGACAGCATACCGCTGCCTAGTATTTTTGGATCAGGTGTATTTGGAGCTAATGTATTTGGCGCTTCTTCAGATCCTCTAATACGTCAAACAGTACAAGGCAGTGGACATACTGTAAGTTTTATTGTGACAAGTTCAGATCAAAAATCGCCATATACAGTGAATGGTCTTTATATAGACTACACTCCATCAGGAAGGAGATAATAGATGGCTCAGAGCTATACCAGACAAAGTACGTTTGCTGATGGAGATACTATATCAGCATCGTTGTTTAATAACGAGTACAACCAATTAGTAAACTCTTTTGCTTATTCTTCTAGCAGCGCAGTAAATACAGGTCACAGACATGATGGTACTGCTGGACAAGGTGGTAATATTCCTAAGATTGGTGATCTTGACTTTCTTAACAAGATTGAAGTAGATAGCACTAACAATCGTTGGGGTTTTTATGTTGAAGTCTCTAGCGCAGCGGTTGAACAAATTCGTATTCAAGACGGTGCTATTGTTCCTGTTACTGACAATGACATTGACTTGGGAACATCTTCCCTTCAATTTAAAGATCTTTTTATTAATGGGACTGCCAACATTGATTCTTTGGTACTCTCAAGTGGCTCTACAGTAACAGCTATTCTTGATGAAGATGGCTTAACTTCTAATAGTGCTACATCTTTAGCTACGCAACAGTCTATCAAAGCCTATGTAGATGCGCAAGTAACAGCACAAGATTTAGACTTCAGTGCTGACAGTGGTGGTGCTTTAAGCATTGACCTAGACAGTGAGTCGCTGACCTTTACAGGCGGTACAGGTATTGATACGTCTGGTTCAGGCAATGCAGTAACCTTTGCAATTGATAGTACTGTAACAACTCTTACAGGATCTCAAACCCTTACTAACAAAACTTTAACAAGTCCAGATATAAATGGTGGTACTGTAGACGGTGCTACAATTGCTACGTCTGATATTACTGTAGGGACTGGTAAAACTTTAGACGTTTCAGCAGGTACTTTAACACTCGCAGATAATCAAATCTCTGGTGATAAAGTAGAAGGTGGTACAATCAACGCTGTTACCGTAAACACTTTAACATACGGTAGCCTTTCGGATGGTTCAATTACTATCACTGCCTTTGTCGATGAAGACAACATGGCATCTGACAGTGCCGCACTTGTGCCTACACAACAGTCAGTCAAGGCTTATGTAGACTCTCAGGTAACTGCACAGGACTTAGATGTTACTACAGATAGCGGTACGATTGCAATTGATCTTGATTCAGAAACCCTTACAGTCGCTGGTGGTACTGGTCTTAGCTCTAGTGCTACTGGTAATGCTGTAACAATTGATATTGATTCTACTGTAGCGACTCTTACAGGCTCTCAGACGCTCTCTAACAAGACTTTAGCTACCCCTGTGGTATCGGGTAACTTAACTACTAACGGCCTAATAGACGGGCGTGACGTAGCTACAGACGGTACTAAGCTGGATGGTATTGAATCAGGAGCTACTGCTGATCAGACTGCTTCTGAAATTAAGACTGCCTATGAGTCTAATGCAGATACTAATGCGTTTACTGATGCTGACCATAGCAAACTTGATGGTATAGAAGCCAGTGCAGATGTAACTGATACAACTAATGTCACTGCCGCTGGTGCCCTAATGGACAGTGAGCTTACAAGTGAAGCATCCGTCAAAGCACTGAACCAAGGCGTTGCCACAACAGATAGCCCATCTTTTGCAGGCTTGACTGTAGATACTAGCACACTAAAGGTTGACTCTACTAACAATCGTGTGGGTATTGGCAATGCTTCTCCAGATGTTTCACTTGACTTAGGCTCTAATACAGACTCAATACATGTACCAGTAGGTACTACAGCACAGCGTCCCGGAAGTCCTGCTGCTGGGTATTTCCGCTACAACACTAGCTTAGCACAGTTTGAAGGCTATACAGATGCTTGGGGAGCCATTGGTGGTGGAGGTACTAATACTTTTACTACTGATAGTTTTACTGGTAATGGCTCCACTACTGCATATGCTTTAAGTCAAGCAGTAGCCTCTGAAGATAATTTACTTGTATTTATTGAAGGTGTCTTTCAACAACAAAATGCCTATAGCATTGCTACATCAGGCGGCGTAACTACACTAACATTTAGTACTGCTCCTGCTAACAGCAACAGTATTCTTGTTTACTCTGTAGCTGCTGGTGTGTCAGGTTCTAACTTAAACATTGATAGCATGACAGGTGATGGTAGTGATACTACTTTAACGCTTACTATAAATCCTGTCAATGAAAATAACACGCAAGTATTTATTGACGGTGTATACCAAAACAAGTCTACCTATAGCATCTCTGGAACTACTCTGACATTTTCTACGGCTCCACCTAGCGGTAGTGCTGTAGAAGTTATGACAATGACTCAGACAGATATTAATGTTCCTGTAGATAATAGTATTACATCTGCAAAGCTGTCTGGTAATCTTGTGACTCCCGGTGCTTTAGACGTTACGGGTACTGTGACTGCTGATGGTTTGACTGTTGATGGTGTTGGTAGTGTTTCAGCAAACACAACGAGTAATGCAGGGTCGATTTATAACGCAAACACAAGTGGCACTGTTCTTAAATTAAGGTCAGGCAGTGTTGGTGGAACAACGGCTGTTTTAGGCATTTTTGACGGCAACAATAACGAAAAAGCTAGGTTTACTGCGTCAGGACGGTTGGGTATTAATACTACCAGTCCAGCAGTTCCTTTGCATGTACATGCAGACGGTACGGGCTTACGTTTGCAGGGCGTGTCTCCTGATACAAACGGAGCAATCTTAGATTTTTATAACTCATCAGGCTCAAGACGCGGCCTTGTGGGATTTGTTGGCTCTGGCACTACCATGATGGTGTCAAATGACGAGTCTGGTCCTTTGGCGTTCCAAACAGCCAATACAGAACGCATGCGCCTTACCGCAACGGGGTTGGGTATTGGTACTACTTCGCCTTATGCTTCTTTAACAGTTGATACTGCAAATGGCATTCTAAACATTGCTAACGGAAACACATCTGGCGGTACAAAAATACAGGCTTGGGGTGCAACTCCGTCTGATGGCTACTTAGCTATTGAGGGATACACAAAAGAATATATGCGCATCAATAGCGCTGGTGTCGGTATTGGTACTAGCAGCCCATCACAACCTTTGCATGTAGACGCAACTGGAGGCACTACAGCGGCACTATTTGACAACAATGGTACTAATGGTGATGTTGTTCGTGTTGGTAAGAACGGAACAGACATCCTAAAAATTCGTGCTGAAGGCACAGCAGACGTTGCATTAGACGCAAACGGTGGTGCTTTCATCTTCAAAGAAGGTGGCGCAGAAGCCATGCGCATCGACTCAAGCGGGAATGTCGGTATTGGCACGACGAGTGCTTCTGCAAGGCTTCATGTTCCGTCATCTGCAGACGACACGAGAACTAGCATTCTAGCTTCTGGGGTAACAGGCGATCCAAACTTCCAACTTGCGGCATGGAGCGGTACCGGCGGACTCGGTTCTGGAACGGAAGTGGTCAGGGTTGGACTTGGCTATGGCGCTACAAAGAACAGCTATATCCACTTCCATCGCGGCCCTTCTACAACTGGCGGCTTTATGTCGTTCTCGACCAACAATGGAACAGAACGCATGCGCATCGACTCAAGCGGCAACTTGCTTGTAGGGACTGCTTCAGGGTTTGGTGGCTTAATTAACGCTCCAGTAACAACTTCTGATGAGGCAATGGTTACACAAAGTAACTCAACTAGTACATCAACACATTTAAACTTTAGAAACCCAAATGGTTTTGTTGGTTCTATTTCTACTAGCGCATCTGCTACAACATTTAACACCTCATCAGACCAGCGCCTCAAAGAAAACATCGTAGACGCTGATGACGCAGGTAGCAAGATAGACGCTATACAAGTACGCAAGTTTGACTGGAAGGCCGACGGCTCTCATCAAGACTACGGCATGGTTGCTCAAGAGCTACAAGGCGTTGCACCAGAAGCTGTATCAGCACCAGAAGACCCCGAAGAAATGATGGGCGTGGACTACAGCAAACTAGTCCCAATGATGATTAAAGAAATACAAAGCCTGCGTAAAGAAGTAGCGGCACTAAAGGAGAATAACTAATGGCTTTAACAAAAGTATCCAGAGGACTCCTGAGTACAAGCATTGTAGACAATGGCAATGCCACGGCGATTACTATTGATGCTAGTGAAAATGTCGGTATTGGTAACTCGTCTCCTTCAAGTTTTAATCTAGTAGGCGCTGACACCTTGGTTG